TCAATTGTTGGGTCTGTCTGAAGTCCGGCGATAAGATAGTCGCAGTGATTCTTAGCCTCAGCCAACATAGCCACATGTCCGGCGTGAAATAAATCAAAAGTTGAAAAAGTAATCCCAATCTTAAGTCCTTTGTCCTTAAGTTCTCTAATTTTATTGAATATCATTTAGTTTGCTGGTTCTAATTTTACATTTAGAGGAAAACCATTATTGCGAGCAAGTAGTGTTGCTTCAACACCTTTTTGTTCTGCAATTTCATATGGCAAAGTACTAACTACACTCGAACCTTCTTCGTGAATTTTAAGTGTAATTTCTGTTGCTGTTTCTTCAGTATGATGGAAAATGTTTTTGAGTGTTTCAATTACAAATTCCATTGTGGTCACACTGTCGTTCAAATAGATTACATTAAACAAACTGGGTGGCTGTATGTTTGTTTTGGTTTGAATCCGGGGTTTTACTACAATATCTGTTTTGCTCATAATTTTGTAGGTTTGAGTAGGGGGAAGATCCCCCTACTGTTATTATACTACTTATCGACTTACTTAGCAAATGTGATGGCAATTTTTTTAGCTTTTTGCTCTTCTGGAACAATGTGTTCCAAACTGATAGCCAAAATACCATTGATTACAGTTGCCCCTTTTACTTCAACATTGTCTGCTAAAGTGAAATGACGAGTAAAGTTACGAGCACTGATACCTCTGTGCAGATATTCATACTCGTCTTTCTGTTTCTGCTCGCCTTTTACAGTTAGGACATTTTCTTTGTATTCAATGTCCAATTCGTCTTGACTAAATCCAGCTACAGCCAATTGTATTGCATAGTGATTGTCGTCAATACGAACAATGTTGTGTGGAGGATAATTTTCGGCCTTACTATTTGCAAAAGTACGACCTAGTTCATTAAACAATTTGTCAAATCCTACAGCATGACGGTGTAGGGTGGGTAAATCAAAAGTACTGATTGTATATGTTGTCATAGTATGTTCTCCTTTCATTAAGCAAGTTATGACATATATGAAGGTAGACCCTAGTGGCATCTACCCCGCATATTCTTTACGGCTTTTCTGTAAACTCAGCGTCAATTACATCGTCATCAGCCTTAGGCTTAGGTTGTTCTTCTGTGGTTGACTGCTGCTTGACTTCATTAATTATATTTGAGGCCACAAACAATTCACTTAACTTTGTAGTAATAGCTTCCTTGTCTGTGCCTGCAATCGCTTGTTCTAGTTCACTTATTTTATCGTCAATTTGTTTCTTCTGATCCTCTGCAAGTTTGCCTTCTACTTCTTTTAGATCAGTGCGAACCCGGTGGATTACTGAATCCGCTTGGTTACGTACTTCAATTAATTCGCGTTGTTTTTTATCTGCGTCAGCATTTGCTTCAGCATCGCGAATCATTTCCTCAATCTGTTCTTTACTTAGACCACTATCGCTCTTGATGGTAATCCGATTTTCTTTGCCGGTCTTTTTGTCCTTGGCACTTACTTTGAGAATACCGTTAGCATCAACATCTAGTGTAACTTCAATTTGTGGAACTCCACGTGGCGCAGGATCAATGCCCTCTAAATTGAATTCACCTAGCAGTTTGTTATGTTGTACAAGTTCGCGTTCACCTTGATAGACTTTAATAGTAACTGCAGGCTGATTATCCTCAGCTGTGCTGAACACTTGGCTATTCTTGGTTGGTATTGTGGTGTTCTTTTGAATCAGTTTTGTCATCACGCCACCCATGGTTTCAATGCCTAGGCTTAGTGGGGTCACATCAAGTAGTAGAACGTCTTTACGGTCACCACCTAGAACAGCACCTTGTACTGCTGCTCCAACCGCTACTGCTTCATCCGGATTAACATCTCTACGAGGTGCCTTTCCAAATAGTTTTTCAACTTCTTCTTGTACCCGAGGCATACGGGTCATGCCACCAACAAGAATAACTTCATCAATGTCTGCGGCTGTAACTCCTGCATCACGCATGGCTACTCGGCAAGGCTCGATACTACGTTGAATTAGTTCGTCAACCAAACTTTCAAACTTAGCACGAGTAATTTTAATATTAAGATGCTTAGGTCCCGTAGCATCAGCAGTGATGTAGGGCAAGTTTACATCTGTTTGTGTATTATTAGATAGTTCAATCTTGGTGCGTTCGGCTGCTTCTTTTAGTCGCTGTAGTGCCATAACATCTTTACTAAGATCTACACCGCTCTCTTTCTTAAACTCAGCAATTAAGTAATCCATTAATCTTTGATCAAAGTCTTCACCACCTAGGAATGTATCCCCGTTAGTGGAAAGTACTTCGAATTGTTTATCACCATCCACATTAGCGATGTCGATAATAGATATATCAAAGGTGCCACCGCCAAGATCATAAACAGCAATTTTACGATCCTTCTTTTCATTCTTATCTACTCCATAGGCCAACGCCGCTGCGGTCGGCTCGTTAATAATACGCAGAACTTCTAGGCCTGCAATAGCGCCAGCATCTTTGGTAGCCTGACGTTGACTGTCATTAAAGTATGCAGGTACCGTAATAACTGCCCGAGTAACTTCGTGTCCAAGATAGTCTTCTGCGGTCTTTTTCATTTTGCGAAGAACTTCTGCACTAATTTGCGGAGGGGCTAGTTCTCGATCGTTAGCACTTACCCAGGCATCACCGTTACTACTTTCAATGATTCGATAGGGCATGAGATCAATATCTTTTTGAACTGCCTGCTCTTTGAACTTACGACCAATTAGTCGTTTACTAGCATAGATAGTATTTTTTGGGTTTGTAACAGCTTGGCGTTTTGCGCTAGCACCAACAAGAATTTCGTCTGAGGTATATGCTACGATACTAGGTGTAGTTCTAGCACCTTCTGAATTTTCAATTACTTTTGGGATTCCGTTTTCGACGACTGCTACGCAGCTATTGGTGGTACCAAGATCAATACCGATGATTGTGCTCATATTATTCTCCTTTAATAAGCAAGTAGTGTTGTGCAAGGCCCGTAGCACCTTGCACAATTATTTATACCTAATTATATGATATTTTTCAGGTTAGAACAATTTTTTTGGTAATTGTTCGTCGGCTAAACGTTTTTTCCAACGACGTACAGCAGAATTGTGTGCTTTCTTTCTGCGTGTAGTAGGCTTTTCATAAGTTTCGCGTTCGCGAAGTTCTTGTAATAGTCCAGACTCGGCCACTTTCTTTTTGAATTTGCGCAGAGCTTTTTCCACATTGTCATTGACAACTATAACCAAATTACCCGTAACTTTTAACTTTTCGTTCATAGATCTATTTATCAGTATTGACTTGCGCTGCAAAATAGTGTAACGGATCAGCTAGTTTTTTTTGATTTTCTACAAAATTTTGTGGACCATAATAGTAAGTTTTAGCAAGTAAACTAAGATCATTATAATTGTTGGTCCTAGTGTTTACAATGACTGCATCGCTGGCATCTACCGCTTGCGATAGCCATTCTACATTTTCCATATTTGGTGTATACACATAAACATTAAATGCTCGATCGCTGTATTGACAAAATTTAACCACAGCATCTACATCTGACTGTTCCGGATCAACCAAGATTATGGAGTGTAATCCATTGTTAACAATGTCCGGGGGTGTTACTAGATTACTATCCATTTTTGTTTTTTAGAATATCTTCAATTTGTTGTTCAACTTGTGCTTGTTCAGCATCACTTAAATCTTCAATTTCATACTCACCGGCTTCTAGTTTTTGAATTAGATGCTGAATATATGCTTGATTGTAAGTGTAGCTGTCTGTTGTGCTTTTGTCTACTTCAATCCATTTTTGTCCATTCCATTTAAACAAACGATCTGGTAGATAATCCGTTCTGATAAACATGTCGCCTTTCATGGGATCTTCAGGAAACTTTTCCCCAAACCCACATTGGCTTGCGGCTTGCAGTTTATCATTATCGGCTTGTATTGCCATACCGGGATACAGTTTATTAAATGCATCTAGGTTGTAGACTTTACCTTTATAGCGCACGGCATAATCGGCACCGCGTCTAATTGGCGTGTTAAATTCATCTTGAGGAGGTGGCGACTCTGCCGGCGGTTCCTCTGTCGCAGTGGTTGTAGAACCTTTTTGTTCTTCCTCTACAGATGATTTAATTTGTTCAATTTGATTCTCAGTTAGAGCACCATCGTCGGCTTCGTATTTAGGCTGTTCATCTATAACACGCTGTGCCCACATCTCTTCATTTTCCAAAACAGGAATGTCAAGATCAGATTCTGGTCGTTCTATTTCGGCAGCTTCTTTGTTAGCTTGTTCGGCACGTTGTTGTTCATCTAACATGTCAGCTGCCTTGGCCGCTAAATGTGCTCGTTCAAAAAATTCATCGGTTTCTGGATTTTTATCTTTACCATTTAAGGCTGCAATTTCTTCCTCAGTCCAAGGTCTTTGTTCTACACCTGGTGGATCGGGATTGATATTTTGTGCTGCCTCATCTTCATGCACCCAACCGCCTTTACCGGCTCTGGCCCATTCAAACTGTTTGTTGGCAGCAAGGATCAGCGTCAAGGCAAGCGGATCAAAAACAATAACAATAAGTATAATAACCCAACGTACAGCACGCTCAAGAATATTTTGGTCGGGATTGTCGCCGTATATAAGGGCAGCAATATACTTAATAGGTCCAACTTCTGCCTCCACCTTTCTAGCTTCTGCGGCAAATGGCGCTCGCTCGGCTTGTAATTGTTGTATGATTTTTTGACTTCGTGCAATTTCTGTTTGTAATGCAGCTCGTTCTTTGGCCTGTTGCTTTCTAATAACCACAGCTCGTTCTGTACCACGCTCACTATCTGTTCTACCAAGCATCTGATCCACTTGGGCATTCATTTGATCAAGTGCCTTCTTGGCCTGTGTTATGTTTTCTCTTTCGGTGGCAATCTTTTCATCGTATATAGCCACTTTACTAGTTGCATCACCGGTGACCAGGCTTTGGTCTGAATGTGCTTTTGACAAGAAGCCAAAAATGCCCATACTGGTCAGCAGCATCAGAAACACAATGGCAGGAATGAGATAGGTTTTAAATGCCCAACCGGCTCGCCGCCAATTGTTGTGTAGCCATACCGTGGCAACCAATTTGCCGGCTTCTAGTGCGCCACCCATTATGATAACAGGCACAACTGCTGCACTGAAGATGGCAGTGAGACCGGCGACCGAATACCAAGCAGCAATTGCCGAAATGGTAATGGCCACCAACATTATTAGTGATCCAAATAACATAGCGTGTATTTATAGAATTGTAGATTAATAATACAAGAGTGTTATTGACTTGTCAAATGTTTTGGCTTAATCTTCTGACCAAACTAGTGCCACTGTGCATTGTGTGATACCATTTGTACTTCGTACGGCTATGCTGACCTGACTGCCTGGCGGAATGGTAATTCTATAAGGACTCAAATCTATATTCATAGTTCCATTAATAGCATTCAATCCGTTGTATACCGGAGTATCCACAGCAAGATCCAGTGTGCCTGTAGCTGAACTATACACTTCATTAGCATATGGAATGTTGAAATACAAATGAGTACCCGAAAAACTAGTGGGATCAAAAAACAAAAACACCTGTGACGGATCGGTTGCCTGTACCGAAACGCTTAAACTTTTAACTATGGCTTCTTTGACATTAATAATGTAATTGCCATTGTTGGCGCCGGCTAGTCCATTTGTGACCACACTGTTCTTGATAGTCATAATATGGTGTGTGACATTTTGTGCCAGATTGGATTTAGATACACTATGACTGCGAGTAAGTTCGTTTTGGAATATGGTACCTTCCACTGCACCATATATACTACCACCTGTTATAGCAAGATTGCTGGTATTGGTTGTGTTATATGCCGCATAAGTTATCTTGAAACTGGGATTGGCAATGTGTGGCACTGTGTACTGATTGACATAATGTTCTCTATGCACATACACCAAGGATCCAGATGCTTGGTCTTCTAATGCATAGCTGATAGCACCTGCTCCTAACCATCTTAATGCAATTTGATATACATTTAATTTGGTAGGATCCAAAAGCATTCCGCTGGGATTGGTAGTGATAGTGTTGCTGCCGTCCAGTTTATCAATATTCCAATCTTCTTGATAAGTCCAGTAATTGGTTTGTGCTACACCCTGTTGTTTCAGTGTAAAGGTTGCTTGTGCATTTCCGGTGCTGGTAAAACTGAATGTGCCGTTCATTGGACCCAGTGTGGGTGCCAACCATAACATAGCACCATCTGTTTGCTGGAACAACCAGCCACCATATCCGCCCACGCGATTCACAATAGTTTGAACAGCTACATCAGCTGAGGTATTGGCCAGTGTTACTGTGTAAGAAACCCCGTCTAGTGTTATGGTTGCAGTCTGTGCGGCATTAGGTGCCACAGTCATGGTCATTAGGTAAATTGTGGCCTTGCCGCCAGTGGCTCGACAAATACCAAACCGATCGCCGTCAAATCCAAATGCCAAACGATTTTCTTGATTGGCTAATCCCACAAATTGTAGGCTACCTGGTACTCCTGTAGTAAATGCTGCGGTAAAACGTGTAACTATACCCTGTCCTGGGCGATAACGCATGAATCGTTTTGAACGTAGCACACCATATCCACCTTGTGTTGTACCAGTTGCAACCTTGAACATCTGATTGACTGATCCTGCCACTGACCCTGTGCCATTGGTATATGTTTGAATAACATCGGGTGTAGTTCCGTATATACCATCAAGCTGTATAACTGCTGTGGGACTGATTGCTAAAGGTTCGCCAAATGCTGACACCTGACCCGCAATACTGGGCGCACTCAATTTTGCAGCCACACGAATCTGCGGTTTGCCGGCCAAGTCGTATTCCATGGCACGGTGTAGATCTAGTAGATTGGTTTCTTGTGGATGCTCGTAGTTTGTAGTGTTTTGTCTTCGATCGCCTCGGCCGGCGCTGGGTTTAACATAGGCCATTGATTATAATCCGTATGTGGCTTTGGTAGCATTAAAATTTTGCAACACTTGTGCCGCAGTTAGTTCAGTACCATAACATAAAACTTGACCTACACGACCTTTCAATAAGTTACCTGTTACATAAGCTGCCACACTGGCTGTTCCGGTACCTGGGTGTGCTGTTTTCTGAACTGTGTATGTGCTGTCTGGTGTGCCATTTATATACAATGTCATACCATTAGCAGTGCTAAATGTCAGTGTTACATTGTACCAGGTGTTTAAGTTAATAGTAGCAGTGGATGGAAAAGCAGTGAAGCTACCCCAATCACTGTGTCCGCAATAAATTTTCTTATCTATAGCAGCCTGTGGTCCCATGTAGATAAAATGACCGTCGCCACTGAATATGTTGTTGTCTTGATAGCCGTTTAGATAGAACCATGCTGACTTGGTATATACAGCATTGGGTACCACGCCTGTTGTAGCGCCATTGGCATATTGCGTGGTTCCGTTAAACGTAAAGTAACTGGGAGTACCTGAAGTATATGTTGGTGATCCCACCAAGGTCATGTTTGCTGCTGCGCCGGCCAGATCAGTCCATGTAGTTCCTGTGCCCGGATAGCTATTGACATCATTGGGGTCAAGATTCAATCTCAAACCAGAAACAATAACTCCTGATCCTGACACCCAAGGTCTGCCCAAAATTAATCCATTGGGTTGTGGATTATCTACAATGTTGTTGCCGCTGTATCGTGTGGGCAATTCGGTAATGTCATAAGTGGATCTTGGATTACCGTCTGCTGCTCGGTCAAGCTCTGATAAATTTAATTTTGCTCGTTGTTTTAATTCTTTTGTGGCCAACCTATCAATCACATTGGCTGTTCTAAATGTTGCATTTGAGTTGATACCCAAAGAGGTAAGAGTAGCACTGCCGTTGGATAAAACACTATTATTATAAACCAATTCGTACCAGCTGCTATCCCAATTAGCCGTTGCGTTTATGGTGGTCTTTACCTGTGTGATTGTGTTGGTAGTGTCTACGTTGTAGCTGTTGTAGACCGCAGTGTTTAATAAGCTTTGTACAGAAATAGTTATAGCTGCCACGATTACATCCTTGCCTGATATCCAGGGTACATACTGGGTGCATTGGTTCTGATATCTGCAGGATTTTTGCTATGATGCACATCGTCCCCGGCTGGAAATGCTGCTGTGACCGGTGCTACTACTTCAGTTGGTGTGTTAGCATATTCCGCATCATCAAAGTCTAAAATTCCTGCAAGACGCTGCATGTCTGCTATTTGTTCTTGTGGCTCCGCTTCAATTGCGATTGCCACTACAGGTTCAGCGGGCTGATCTGCTGTATCAATAATGTCTAATACGCTGCGGATAATGTCAGTGATCTTCATACCAGTATTTAGCAAAAAGAAACCCGCCTGGGGCGGGTTAATGTGTTACAGGAGAAGAACGCATTTACTGCACTACATAATTTTCCATTTCAAAATAAGTATTACCACGTGCAACACTAGCTTCAATAGTTTCATCCCAATCACCACTTGCTAGATTACCAAATCTGTTCTCTGCTGCGATTTCAATGGCATTGACCAAGATCATTAATGCTTCGCGATACTCGTCGTTTTCAATTGAGCCTATGTGCTCGCGCATGTAATCAATAAGTGCTTCCATTTGATCGGTGTCTAAATCTGCAATTTGCACTTGATC